AGCTGGAGTTACCCCAAGTCATGACAGCTCAACTGCACTTAGGTCACTTGTTGCTCTCGGTTCTTCAGCCGCGTTCATGCCTGTAACCTCAATGTTGCAGCTTACTGAGTCGATGCCAACTGGACTTCACGCTCCCTCTGGTATAGGCTCCGACAATTGGTTCCAAAAACTGCTTGGGCTTACGAAACCAGGTGTTTTTGCAACCGCTGACACTGTTAAAATAGCCTTCCTTAAATCAACAAACTCGGTTATATCAGCTTTGACGCCACTGCAAACGGACGCAATGCTTCCGCATGCCGACAAGTTCATGTACCGACTGGCCGAACGCTCGGGTATAATCATGTCAACCTTGATGGAAGACCTGCCAATGAGCTCTGCCGACCCGAGGACAAGGCTGGGCAGGTTCGCGGACCACATGATTCAGAGATATCACCAGTCTGGAAGTGCACTTGCCACAGTTACCAACATGTCAAGAGTGGCCGTCTTAAAGGCAAATGTATTAATGTTGGAAACGACAGCAGACGACATTCTGCTCAGAGAGCTGGCAAGATACGGAGCACAGGGCCTCGGTGCCGCTGGAGCCCCGACAGTTGAGGAGTTTGTAAAGCTACTAAAGCCGCACGAAATACTGCTATTCCGAAATCTTGGAATACCAGACTCTGAACTTAAGAGCTTCCTGCTACATGCACTGTCAACAAGAGCAATTACCGACAAGGACATCTCAAAGATACCCAGCCACGCCATAGACGCGGTGTTAAATAACCTCATAGATAGTGCGTATACCGAGGGTAACAAGAGTGCCGAATTGTACTCGAACGTGATAAATAGACTCAACTTCTTGACAATACAGCGGTCAATACCCGCAAACATGTCAAGACTAAGAGGCCTTGTTGACAGGCATGTTGGCGTTTTCCCTGGGTCGTTCATGTTCTTCTTGACCAACTTCAACTCCGCCTACGGAAGAAATGTTGTTCTACCCGCTGCAAGACTGGGAACTGGAGGGTTTACAAGGAGCGCAACTGTCGCGAAGGCTGGCGAGCAGGAAGGCATATACAGAAAGGGAGTTTACTCCACGGACGTTGCCTACCCCATAAGCAGAACCAGCACGGCACTCACAATGCTGCCAGCACTGGCAATGCTCGTAGCCTCGTCTACTCTGGTAAACTACGGCACAAGAATGGCCAGAATGAAGCTAAGAGCAGACCCTTCATCAACATACATAGACCAAAAGCAAATACCAGAAATGATATTTGCCGCCATTGACCAAACTGGTTGGACCGCAAATCTCTCCCTTCCTATCAACATAGTACAAGCCCTAAGATACGAAAGAGAAACCGCTCAGATAGCTGCTGGTCCGTTCTTTGGTGGTATGGCTGGTGTTATTGACTACGCAAGAACGTATTATGGCAATAAGAACTCACCTAATACACCAACCGCAGAACGAGCATTTGCAAAGCAGCTGTATGATATGTTGCTTAGACCAATGGCCCAGGTCGGTCTACAGGCCATGTCCCCCAACTCTACAATTGGAGACGTGTTCAACTTTACCATGACACAGACCATGGCCCTTCCAGCCACCAGAGAGGCCTTCATGAGATGGTTCGCGAATGACGCTGGAAACCAAGGCCAGCGCGTCCCAGTGAGCAAGTCTGACCTTGAAAAAGCCTTCGTAAAAGGACTCATAAACAGACAGCAGTTGCTCGAAGGAATCAAGAGAAGAGAGCTTTATGACTCGCAATATAAACGTGACAAGGCACAAAGGGAGTTAAATGAAGCTATCCAGAGAAGAAAAGAACAGGCGAATAAATAAGTGCAGAAGGTCGTGGAGCCACGCAAAATGGCTCTACCACATATGCAGGGCTCGAGCTAGGAGGCTCGGAACTGAGTGGGACTTGCAAATATCAGACATACACGTCCCTTATAAATGTCCTGTTCTTGGCATAAAATTAGTGATGAATGTTGGGTTCGGCAAGGGCAACTCTGCAACAGTGGACAGAATAAATCCCCAAAAAGGGTACACAAAGTCCAACATAGCCGTGATATCACACATGGCCAATAGAATAAAATCCAATGCAACCTCGGAAGAAATTAAAAAAACCTACCAATGGCTTAAAAAAAATGAAAACAATCACAGCATTCATAAAAACAATCATAGAACTCGCAAAGCTTCTTACAAAAAAATAAAATGAACAAGATATGCGCAATATTGACCTGTTTCTGTCTGTCATCCTGCAGTTCACCGAAGGAGGACATTCCGCATCCGCAACCCGCTTCGGAGAGGCTTATCGGAACAGAGGAGAGGTCGAACTCACGTGTATCAGCTTCCGCTGGAGCTATCATCAAAGCAAACGAGCTCAATACAAACGTGAACTCGAAGACCGCAATAAACGCAGAAGCTGGTCTGATTTCAGCGACAGTTGGAGCTCCTACACAGCTAGATATGGAAGCGGCCCAGAAGAGAATAGAACACTACCTGGGAGGAAGAATCAAAGAAGCCGAAACCGCAAGGGCAACCGCTGAGAAGGATGCAATCGCGGGAAGGGAAGAGATTGAAAGTCTTAAAAGACAACATAAGAAAGAAGTAGAAGAATCAAAAGCCGAGATAGCCATGCTGAAGGCTAAATCAATAGAAGATAGGAAAGAAAATACCACCCTGCTCTTCGCCTTCTTCGGTGCGTCACTTGCGTCAATCGGGGCACTCGGTCTGGCCTTCACGCCATTTAAAAGAAGCTTTGCCTACCTGCTTGCCGCGGGACTGCTAATGGGCGGCATAGCATTCGTCTGGGATAGCGTCTGGTTCCAGGTATTTGTAGCACTTTCAATAGCACTAGGCATTGCTTATGTTATTAAATCAATCAAAGATAAAAATAAACAAAATGAGCCAGGAAAAGAACCTACTTGAGTCATTCTTAGATAACTCAATAATAAACGCAACAATTGGTGCGATTGGAATGTCATGCAGACTCCTCCTGTCAAAGTCAAAAGATATGAATATATGGAAAGCCGTTAGACATATTCTTGCCGCTATGGGGACGGGCATCCTTGCGGGGCATTCGGTAGGGGCGTTTATAGACAACGAGAGTGCCAAGTTCGCAGCGGTCAGCGTGGCTGGTTGCGCGGCTCCAGAAGTGCTTGACGCGGTCATTGAGTATACAAAGGGGCAGATAGAAAAATTTAAGAAAAAGAGTTGACGCCAGCCCTCGGTTGGGAAAACTAGGTGAATGAAAACCGAGTATGACGTCAAAGGTCTACTTGACTCCGTTGGGGGCAAGGCGGACGCCCATGCATTGTTGGCTGCAGAAAATTGCAACGTCACAATTAAAGCTATTGACAAGTGGATACTCAGACGCAGCATACCTTCATACGCAATCATGGCTCTCATCGTTGGAGCCAGCAAATACAAGGGTATAACGCTTGACGTACCAAAATTTTGGAAGAAACTCTAACCATGAAAAACACAAAAGAAATCAGCATCGAAAAACTCAAGAGCAGACTCACCAGCATCGCTCGCGAGAAAGCATTCCTCGTCAACGAGGAAAAAGAAATCCAAGAGACCCTTCGCGAAAAACTCCAGCGTCCGTTCACTGATGAACTCAAGACTCTCGGCAAAGAAAGCGGAGAGGTCACCATGCAGGTTGATGACGTCAAGGTGAAGATGGAGATTCGCAAGACAGTCACTTGGGACAGCGACCAACTCTACCTCATCGCCAAGGAGATGGGCCCAGAGAACGCGGTCAAAGTCATGACCATCGAGGCTTCGATGCCCGAAACAAATTACAACAAGATTCCTGTTGACAGCAAGTGGTGGCCAGCAATAACGTCTGCTCGCACAGTCAAGTACTCTGAGCCCAAATTCTCTTTTCCCACCCAAGAATAAAAACACACATGACCACCAAATCACACACCAAGTTCGGATTCATTAAAGCAGATGACAGACTCAAGGCAAAGCCCAAGGTCAACATCGCAATGTTCGGACCCAGCGGAGTCGGCAAGACCACACAGGCCCGAACCCTCGACCCCAAGACCACCCTTTTCGTTGACCTTGAGGCTGGCACTCTTGCGATTCAAGATTGGGCTGGCGATGTGTTCGACATACGAACTGCGGCTTCTGCTATTGGCCTTCACCCTTGGGAAGTTGCTCGCCTACTTGCGTTAATCGTAGGCGGTGCTGACCCCTCTGACAAGGAAGGCCCCTACTCGCAGAAGGCTCTAGACTGGGCCAAGGACGCCCTTGGCATCCCAGACCTCGACAAGTACTCCGTCATCTACCTCGACTCCATTACTGTCGCGTCCCGCTTCTGCCTCGACTACTGCAAGAGCAGCCCTCTCGCGGTGTCAGAGAAGACTGGCAAGCCCGACAATCGCGCTGCCTATGGTATGCTCGGGCAAGAGATGATTCGCTGGCTCACGCACCTCCAGCACAGCGACAAGTCCATTGTCGTGGTCGGCATCCTTGACCGCATTGAAGATGACCTCAAGCGTGTCATGTGGGAACCGCAGATTGAAGGTGCCAAGACTGGCAAGGAACTTCCCGGAATTTTCGACCAAGTCCTTACTCTTCAGAACTTCAAGGGCGAAGACGGAAACATGTATCGAGCCTTCGTCTGCCAGCAGCAGAATCAGTGGGGCTATCCCGCGAAGGACCGCTCTGGCCGACTCGAACTCTTTGAAGCACCCGACCTTGGAAAGTTGATGATTAAAATCCGAGACGGAAAAAGAATTGACACTACACTGGTGACCGCCTTACCTACCAGTGCTGAGTCTAAGTAACAACAGGCGAGGCAAAACCAAAAACCAAAAAACACACATACAAACATGAAGTTCACCCCCGAAGCAGGTCTTGGCGACAAGGCCGAACTCATCCCGAATGGCACTCTCGTCAGTGCCGTTATCACCATCAACCAAATCAAGCAGTCCCAAGCCACCGAAGGCAAGTACCTTGCTGTCGAACTCACTGTCTCCAGCGGTGAGTATCAGAACCGCAAGATTTGGGACATGATTTGCGACCCGTCTGACGAGCGTAACAGTGACGCTTGGCGCAAGATGGGAATGACGGCTCTCACCCGTGCGTTCGAGTGCGCTGGCATCTTCCAGCACGACAAGAAGGAGTCCTACGATTCCATGGACGGCAAGAGCATCGAAGACATCGCTCGCACCCTTGATGGCATGGAAGTCATCGTCAAGGTCAAGGTCGAGAAGTCCTCTGACCCCGCCCACGCGGACAAGAACAAGGTTGGCGAATGGCTCACCCCGAACCCCCGCTCTGGCGGTAACTCTGGTTGGGTCAAGTTCAAGCAGCAGGGTAATGGCAACAGCCCTTCCCCTTCCGCTGCCCCTAAGTTCTCGTCCCCCTCGTCCGTCCCCTCTCCTTCGTGGCTGAAGAGCCCTGCGAAGAAGTCGGAACTGCCGTTCTAATCATGCCCAGTCCCAAGATTGAATTGTTGTGTGGTTCAATCCTAATGCAGTCCAGAATCGTTGTGGTTTCTGGACTGCAGGGCACAATCTAACCACCAGAAATGGTACACACATAAACTTTCCCAATGAAAAACATAACACTAAAATCACTTATGACGATTCACGGAAACCTGTCTAAAGCAGTGTCCGAGAACAAGTCATATACAATAAGAAACCCAGAAGATATCATTCATATCATAGAGGAGTTCGCAAAGATTAAACAGGAATGCGACTCCCTTCGATCGGAACAGGAGAAACTCTTGAGAGTACTTGCTTCGCTTCAAGACATGGCTGAGTCTGTACAAAAAATCATCCAAGAATGAGCCACAGTTCGTCCAACAGCCCTTACACGGAAGGTCAGATAATAACCATCCAGACCGACCACATCGCGTCACTTGCGTCAAGGGTGATAGAGTACCAGACTAACTTCGATGAACTCATGGACATCGCGGTAACGATGCGAGGCGTGATTATAGCGAGCGGTATCAACGACAACGAGGCGTTCAACAGGCAGTCCGAACGGCTCATGAAGTTTATCTCTGAAAAGAAATGAAAAGAGAAGAGTACTACATGGATATGTACTACGAACTTAGGGATGATTACAATCATCTTAAGTCGGAAAAACTTGAACTAATGGCCGAGGTCGAGCGGCTGACCGCTAAAATAAATGAGTTGGAAAATAAAGAAGACAAGCGGTAAAAAGGTATGGGGATACAGGCCCAAGCCTCACAAGGGATTGACTGATTATGAGAAGAAAAAAGTTGCCTCAAGCCTACAGACCGACAAACTCAGATGGGAACACCTGTTCTCACTAAACAAATGGACACCTCAAAATGATTTACGAATTCAGAAACCCAATGCCAGTTGAAACCGAACTTGGTTACGGCATGATGATTTACGTCAGAGATGGTGGCACCTTCGCAAACGATGTTTTCGCGATAGTACTTGATAATGACGGAGTCATCAGACACTTTACCTCAGACCAGTTCAAACTGGTTCGCAACGACACTTTCGATATTCGCACCCAACACACACATGTCCAAACCTAAACCAGAAGTCGGCCTATTACAAAAATATGTCGATGAAGCGATGATGGTCGCTCATCAAAAACAAGAGAGACGCAAGTACCTCGGAGCCTCGCGCTGGGGGGAATCTTGCAGTCGCAGACTCGCGTACGAGTACCACGGACAGAAGGCAGACAATCCGTTTGCTGGCCGTACGCTCCGCATCTTCAACTGCGGTCACGATGGCGAAGAACGCATGGCGGAGTATATGAAGACCGCTGGCTTCGAGATAATAACCCACAGTCCTTCTGGCGGTCAGATTGGCTTCTCAGCCTGTGACGATAAGATGAAGGGTCACATTGACGGAGCCATCACCGCAGGACCAGAAATTCCGGGACTTAACTATCCTTGCATCTGGGAAAACAAGATGCTCGGCAAGAAGTCCTTTGATGACGTAGTCAAGAAGGGCGTCAAGGAGAGCAAGCCTGTCTACTACGCACAGGTCAATATCTACATGGCCTACATGGAGCTGCCTCAAGCTTTGTTCACGGCCCAAAACCGCGACACCTGCGAAATCTACCATGAGGTCGTTGACTTCGATGCTCGGTGTGCGCAAGAGTGTTCTGACAAGGCGTTCAACATCGTCAACTCAGCCAACCCAGACGAGTTCCCGCGAATCAGCAACGACCCCGCCAACTTCATATGCAAGTTCTGCGACTTCAGAAAGACCTGCCACGGAGACAAGATAGAGGACAACTTCGTGACTGACGGAAACTTTATCACACCCAAACCACCAGAAAACCCTAAGAGCCCATTCCTATTCATATGAGTACCGAAACCAGAGAGAGACTCGCAGCACAGAACCCAGACATGATGTTCATGGACGGATTTGATGCTGCACTTATTGGCAGCTGCCTTAGCTTTGCTAAGGTGCCTGTAGCTTGCTATGATGTTGAAATTATACTCAAGGTACACATGGACGCTGGCATGACAGCTGAGGACGCTTGGGACTTTTTTGAGTTCAACCAACTCGGCTCGTATGTGGGCGAGGAAACGCCAGTCTTCTTCTTTAAGGACAAGGCATAACATGATTGACGAATCAAGGGTGTTCCAGCACCTGTCGCTTTTATTTCCGTTCGAGTTTACGAACAAGGAATACGTATGCATCCGTGGTATCGGTGAAAAGGGCACACAGCGCGAGGGTGTCTTTAAGGAGGACATATTCCTTCATCCATTCAGCGACCCAGCATGGATGTACCACGCCTGTGCCCACATCAAGCGGTGGTCCGAACATGGCATCGCCTCGTTCATAGTCCCAGGAGTTCTCAAAGAGGCCAGGGGCTCCGCTGAGGCTGTCTGTAAGTTCGCGACTGTGGTGGTTGACATCGACAGCGGTGACACCGCAGCCAAACTACTCCACGCGGAGAAGTACCTTGGCGTACCATCCATGGTCATAGAGTCTGGCGGTACCACCGAGGAAGGATTCCCGAAGGTCCACGCCTATTGGCGTGTGCCACCGACTGCCGACATCGCCAGTGTTGTCAAGGTACGCCATGCTATCGCCATAGCCGTTGGTGGTGACCCTCAGTTCGGACTTGGCGTCCCGTCAAATCCGTATGGCAGGGCGCACCAGCCCGTCAGAATTGCTGGCTCACTCAACTGCAAGGGCGGTGGCAACAAGCAGGTAATAATAAGATCGGAAAATGACACAATGATGTTAGACCCATCTGGCGTTCTTACAATCGTTGAGGCCATGCCCCGAGCGGAAGGCCTACCGCCCATTGAGGAGGACGCCAAGTTCAAGTTCAAACGCGAGGAGAAGGTCCAACTCAACAAGGATGTCAAGGCTGGCGGTGACGGAGAAGAGACCCGATGGGGTATGTTTAACCGCGTGGCTGGTCACTACATCCATTGTGCCCGACTTGCGGACATGACCATAAGTGAGGCTCGCGATGCCACCTTCGGCTGGATGCAAGCCCACATGCAACCACCATGGCCAGACTCAAGGTTTGAGGCAGAGTGGAAAAAGCTAGACCAGCGTGACAGACACGCCAACGGCCCATACCCAACAGCAGAGCAGCCGATTGTCCCACAAGGCAGCGGACTCGATGTCTGGGCTACCCACAAGTGGTCCATGGGGGAATCCCCTAAGCGCGAGTTCATCGTTCCTGGCCTCATCCTCGCAGGTAAGCACCAGCTATTGGTAGCCGAAGGCGGAGCTGGTAAGACATTCTTGGCCCTAGACCTCGCGATGAAGGTGGCAGCTTATGCTGGCCCCAAGCCAGAGGACATCAAGAAGTGGTGCGGAATGCCAGTAAACAAGGGCGGAACCGCTGTTGTCATCACTACTGAGGACGACAAGGAAGAACTACACATAAGACTTAATGACATAGACCCAGACGGCAGTATGCGTAGGGCTGGCGGTGATAAGTTCATCGTGTTGCCTACCATTAACACAGGTGGCTCCTTCTGTGTGTCAGAGAAGGACCCGCGTACAGGTGAAATCAAGGCCTCCAAGAAGTGGGCAGAGATACTCACGATGCTTTCAGCCATACCAGACTTGTCTCTGGTGGTCATAGACACCCTTAATTCAACGCTGCACGGAGACGAGAATAGTGCCGTCACCATCAACGAGTATGTCCGACACGCCTCACAGGTCTGCGGTCAGCTTGGGGCAGCTTTGCTGATGACCCACCACATCCGCAAGCAGGGAGAGGAACCCATCCGCACGGCAGAAGACATGAAAGCTGCCGTCCGTGGCTCCTCAGCTCTCCCCGCGGCTTTCCGTGCCGTCATAGGCGTCTGGCACTGCTCTGACTACATCCGAAGGATGGAAGCCATGGGCATGGTCCCTTCGCGTGGCTGGCTCTGGAAGATGGCTGTCATCAAGGCCAACAACCCAGAGATGCACCAAGGCGAGCTTACCCTGCTTCGTGGCAAGGAAGGCCTCTTGCGGGATGTTTCCAGCGTGGACTCGTTCCACGCGGTAAACTCCAACGAGCGCGAAGCGTGGCTGTTCTTGGCTATCCGACTTGCGTCAATCGCTGGCCACCCCTACTCGGTGGAGGGCAAGAACGCCAAGAGCGGACTTTATAGACGCAGGGGTGAGTTACCCCCCCTGCTTAGACAAACAGGCCCAGGGGAATTAGCCATAATAGTGGACAAAATGCTTAATGCAGGTATCCTTATTACAGCGTCAGCCTCTGGTACGGAGAAGAAATGGCTCGACACCCCCACAGGTCAGTATGCAAACTGTGACGAGGATGGTGCTGATGTAAACTCTGGGGCGTACCTAGACCAGCCTAAATGGGCTGAGTTCGAGTATGACATGGAGTTAAAGTCTTGCATCAAGAAAGGAACCAAGAAGCCCAAAAACCACTTCGAGTCATGAAACACCCCGCCACAGTAGCACAATGGCAGTGCATCTCTTTTGTAAAGAGCAGGTTGTCGGTTCGACTCCGACCTGTGGCCCCTTTTGGAAGGTTGGCAGAGCGGTTTATTGCACCTGTCTTGAAAACAGGCGTGGGGCAACCCACCGCAGGTTCAAATCCTGCACCTTCCGAACGACCCCGTAGTTCAATGGATAGAACAGGCGGTTTCTACCCGCCTAATCTTGGTTCGAGTCCAAGCGGGGTCACCACTTGCGTCAAGTCGGACCCTGGAGACCCCCCAGATGAGGAGGAAGATGTGATTGACACCAGCGACAGTAGTGCTTGGCTATCTAATATGGGCCCTTAGCTCAATGGTCAGAGCAGTCCCCTCATAAGGGATTGGCTGTCGGTTCAAATCCGACAGGGCCCACCACTTGTAAAACATTGTATGACTACTAACAACTTACCAGAACCAGACAACGGCCCACGAACACCAGAGGACTTCGCTCGGCTGTTTGATGCCATAGTGCTGGCAACAGAAAACCCCAAAGACTACGAGATTTCCGGGACACTATGGTGCAACGAGAAGTCGCAGCCTGTCTCGGGTATGAAGTCTGGGCTTCCATGGCTTGGAGACGCTCCCTTGCAATTCAGAGACATCGCGTCTTTGCGCAAGGCAGCAAAGGACTTCTTGTTTTACTTCGACCACAAGCCTAAGATTTCACTGTGCGTGGGCGTCAAAGCACCACCAACCAAGAAACGCAAATCAGAGTTCCGCGAGGTACTCTACATCGGCACGATTCCTTGGGAAATTATTGACGAAATTTAATATGAACACAACCATCGTAGCGCTGGTATCATTGGTCCAAATCGCATCACCGCAGAACATCAAGATTGCTGAATCAATCGCGTACGCTGAGTCGTGCGGTGATTACAGAGCAGTCGGTGATGACGGCATGGCATGGGGTGCATACCAGATGCACAAGGTCGCTTGGGACGATTGCAACACATTTCGCAAGAAGTACAAGATGGCCGTCATCCCTTGGCAGAACAGGCAGTACAAGGCGTCACAGGACATCATGGCGATGACCTACATCGAGATAATAAGGCGTAGGTTCGTGGCAGATTTTAAAAGAGAACCCTTGCCAAAGGAGGTATACATGGCATACACCATGGGATACCAAGGAGCAAGCGACATCAACTTCGAGATACTTCGCGCACCCACCACCAAGCAAAAGGGCGTGCTACGCTTCATGGAGAAATTTCGATCAAACACCACAAAATGAAAGACTACCAAAGAAAAACCACAGGACACACCCAACTCCTTTACGCACTCGCACAGGCTCGCAGACGCGGTGAGAAGGCTGATGTATTTATCAGTCAAGAAGCCGCTGAGGAGATTGTCCACCAATTCCGAAAGGAAAAGAAACTAAAACTAAAACTACAAAACAATGAACCAGAACACGAAACAACTAGATAAATTGCTTACTAACGTAATCAATGTGGTAAAATCGGGTGCATTTACTGACGCCCAAGTGCAGGACATATACTCCTCTGACGGAGTGCAGACTGCCAAAATCACCAGAAACGAAGACGGCACATTCAATGTCTCCGTGTCTCTGCCACAGGCAGATGGCATTGGTCGCGACATCATGGCGGAGGAGAACGTCCAATCGTGAGTACCAAGCGCAAGTGGGGTGAGTCCAAGGCTATGGTCATACAGGCCCACGGCATGGGCCTCACAGTCAAGCAGACTGCCAAGCGGTTCGGACTGAGCATACTGACTGTCCGAAACCTGGTTGCTCGTCTGGGCATCACCATGTCGGCCGAGAGGCGTGGCTCGTTCGACAAGTTGACCCGCAAGTACGCGGAGTTCAAGTACGGGGAAAGCGAGGAACGTCCTCGCGGGGAAACTGAGGAAGCATAATGCACAACCACATGATTACCAACAACTTAACTGCGTACTCGACCTACCTTCCTCAACCCATGTGTAAGTTGTTGGTAATCAACGAGGATGATGAGGATATATATAGGTATAGAGTAAGCCCCAAGGGGGCGCTTACGCTCTTGGTGCTTCCAACCTATATCGCCCATCTCATACTTAAATAAACAAAACAAATGGAAAACGACAACACACCACCACAATCTTTTGATCTTTACATAAACTGCAAGGGACACCCACGACCACAACCACGACCCCGCTTCTACCAAGGACGCATTATCGCAAATGGCGATGCCAACTCACAGGCGTGGAAGCGAATCTTGGTCGGGGCTATCCAGCAAGCCAAACTCGCCCAGCGATGGGTGACACCACTACCAGATGTCCCGCTCATCATCCGCATGGACTTCTTCTTCGCCACCAAGGACGCCCAGCGATGGCACACACCGCACACCCATAAGCCAGATACAGACAACCTCGCCAAACTCGCGATGGACGCCTTACAGCAACTCAATGTCATGTTAGATGACTCATGCGTCTCCACGCTCCGCATTAGTAAGACTTGGGTCGGTGAAAGAACCGAAGGTGTTTCAATCTCAATCGCGGCACTACCACCACCATTCCAAAAGACCAAAAAGAAAAAGAAGAAAGATGCTTGACCCACCACCACTTGCGTCAATACTAACCCTACATCACCAACCCACCACCACATGATTAACTGCCATCAATGCAACGCACCCAAGAAGGTTCTTACCTATTTCCCTTCTTTCCCGATAGCCACCACCACCAGCAAGAAAGGGGAGCCAGCCGTGTTATGCAAGAAGTGCCAGCGCGAGTTAAAGGCGGTCCGATTTCAAGAAAAAGAAAAACCAGAGTTAGTGCTTGCGTCAATCGAGACCAATGGCATCGTGTTCTCAGACGGCACATTCAATCTTTTCCCAACCACCAAATAAACCACACACATGAAAATCAAGAAGTACCTGCAAAACGCCCTCGCCAAGTTCATCTTTGATGAACCGCTCGAAAGCATCAAACTAAGCCTCAATGTAGCACACATCCTGTCTGCGAAGCCCGAGGACGCCACCACCACCGAGGACGATGACAAGCAGCCCATGGCTGACTGCGTCAGCACTCTGCACGACCATGAGAAGCGTATCGAAGCCATCGAGGACTACGAGTCCCGCATCAGCGATTGCGAGGACCATGAGTACAAACTCGATGAGTTGTCTAGCGAGATTGAAGAGATGAAGAGTCTCTCCGAGGACACCGAGCAAGCGATTGCCGACCTCCGCGAAATCACCGCCCTCGACTTCCCCGAGGAGTTCACCAAAGCCTTGGCACAACCAGAGTTCGTCACGCTCATCGAAACCATCATCAAGAACGAGCGTGAGAAGGGCAAGAAGAAGAAGCCCACCACCACCAAGAAGAAGAAAGCCTAATTTCCCACCACCACCACCACCACCACCAAGATACCACCACCACCAACATGACCGACACCACCACCACCACGGAAGCCACCCCCCGCCAGCGTCGCGGACGCAAGTTGCACGACACCGCCCAGAGCAAGGATGCGAACGGCTGTGTGATGCACCACATCCGCATCCACGCCACGCTCGACAACATCATCCGCGAAATCGTCCGCGAGCAGGGAGTCTCGTTCCGCGATGCGTCCGAGGAGGCGATGATTGACTACGCTAACAAGCATGGTCGCAGGGTCGTTTCCATCACCAAGGAAATCGAGGTTCGCACCATCGAGAAGGTCACGACCTTTGCTGACGCTGACGCGTAGCACTTGCGTCAATCGTGGAGTCACTTCCACTTGCGTCATTCATGGCTGACGGAGAACCCTCTTAACCGAGGGTTTTTTATTTATGCTAATCTTACATGAATCCACTTGCGTCAATGCCGTAGCGGTACACAAACCTCTTTGCCATGACGCACCCAACCGATAACACAAACCCCGCAACCGCAACCCCCAAGACCTATGCCGAGATGTCGCACAACGAACGGCAGAAGTACCAGAACGAAACTCCGCTGTCCGAGTGGACGATGGAGATGCTCACGATGGCGATGCCCTCGCGTGGCTACGGATATATCTCCGAGGACTCCGCGATGTGCAACACCGAAGCCCACTACAATCGTTGGTTCAACCTCATGGGCGTGAGTGATGCACAGTTCAACGCCCTCAACGACAAGCAACGCATCGACATCTACGATGACAAGAAGGACGGACTGCTCCGTACTGTCATCAAGATGCGTCCTGCCGACATCCGCAACCGCCCCGCCACGCTCTCCCACTTGGAAGTGAGTCGCGTCCGCGAGTGCATTGATGCCGACAAGATGGCGTTCGCGATGAGCGACAGCATCGTGAAGGCGATGGTTCACGCCACGCAGAACGCGGTGACTCTCGAAGATGTCCGCAGGATTGTCCGCGATGAGATGCCACTTGCGTCAATGAAGGGTGGCAAGCCCCGCGTCATCAAGATTCAGCAGGGCGATGAGGAGGCTCGCGTCATCGAAGGCATCGTTCACAAGAAGTTCGACCGCGTGTTGAAGATGTGTACCCGCGATAATGTGATGCTCGTTGGCGGTGCTGGTTCGGGCAAGACCACGATTGCCCGACAGGTCGCTGGTGCGTTGAAACTTCCCTTCTACTTCACAGGTGCAATCCCGCACGAAGCCAAGTTGCTGGGCTTCATCAACCCTCACGGCAAGTATGTCGAAACCGCTTTCTATCGTGCGTGGACTACGGGCGGTGTGTTCCTCATGGACGAGGTCGATGCCTCCGACCCGCAAGCCATGCTCTCCATCAACGCGGCACTTGATAACGGCATCTGCGATTTCCCGAACGGCATGGTCGAGAAGCACAAAGATTTCCACTTCATCGGAGCCGCGAATACTTTCGGCAAGGGTGCTACCATGGACTACATTGGTCGCAACGCCCAAGACGAAGCAGGACGCTCCCGCTGGTTCTACATCCATATCGAGTACGATGAAGTGATGGAGGAAACCATCGCCCAACAGTTCGCCCCCGAAGAGATTACGCTGGGCTGGTGCAAATACATCCGAGCCGTCCGCAAGGCGGTGGAGACTCTCTCCGAGCGTCACATCGTGTCCCCGCGTTCCACCATCAAGGGAGCGAGGGCGTTGGCTATCGGTATCCCCCGCGATGAAGTGGAGGACGCGGTGCTGTGGCATCAGATGGATGGCGAACGCAAGCGACGCATCCTCGAAGAAGCGAAGAAACTCTGCGGAGGACTCCTGCCCTAATCCATCCACTTGCGTCAATCCCATGACCATGCTTAACATCAAGGAACGCACGACAGAGACAAGTGCGGTTCGCGTCTACCACTCCGTTGAACACGCCTTGCGTGTCGCGGAGAATGGTGGCGTATGGAAATCTACTCGCTCGTCCCGCAAAGGCTCCGACTCTTGGTCGGGCGGTTCGTTCTCCGAGGCGATGAAACTCGCCAAGTACGGCTGGCGTGACGGAGCGAAGGACATCCGCAAGGCGTTCGCTGACCTTCCCTCGCCCTCGCTGTCCGCTGGCAACGCGTGGAGGCACGACTACTATGGCGAACGCATCGACATGGCTCGCTTCTCCTATGGCGATGACGCTTGCTTCCGCACCCGAAGCGGTAGCGACAGGGGTCGGGCGAAACTCGTCCGCATCCTCGTCCCCATGGCTTACCCATGCTCCACCAGCGACACCGATGTAGTCAACCGAGGCTCTGCCATCATCAGCGTGGTGGACGCGTTGGAGATGACCCGCAGGACTGTCGAGTTGGTCTGCTGTTACTCATCGACCTCCGCTGGCTCCCGCAAACCAACATCGGGCTTCCACATGAACCACGCTGTCGTGGTGAAGCAAGCGGGACAACCATTCGACATCGAACGCCTCGCGTTCTTCCTGTCGCACACCGCGTCTCTCCGCAGGATTGGATTCGCCCTCATGGAGTCGGTTGCCGAAGCGGAGCAGTCGCACAGCGGTGGCTACGGCTACGGATGCAACATCCACCCCGATGATTTGAGCATGAACACCATCGCGTTGCCCGAACTCCACGGAGGCAAGTGGAACACTCCCGCCAAGGCTCGCGAAACACTTGCGTCAATCGTGCGTGAACAAGGACACGCTCTCTCCTTCCGATGAAGGACAGGCTTGCGTTAATCCTTCTGGTGGCTTGTTATCTGTTCATGGCAGTTGCCATCTGCTCGATTGCAAGTTGCACCGCGAAGCACCTTTCCCCCCAAACCACAACCCAGAAATAACACACACCATGAAGCCCAAACCCGAAAACGAAAACAACGATGAAGGAATCAAGCCAACGCTCCACGAGAATTCGTGGGAGGTTCGCATCGCGGAGATGCGACTCCGCGGTGGCTCCATCCTTGAAACTTGGTATCCCCTACTTGCGTCAATCCTGTCCCATGTCGGGCAGACTGCCGTCCTTACGGCTCGCTCCGCAGGGCTGGTGAAGGACGCAGACGCGTACCGCAGGAACATGGACACGGCTCGCTTCTGTGCTGCCGTTCGTGCCTCGCTCGTCTTGTTCAACGAAGGCGGTGCAGAGTACGCGTCCAAGAAACTCGAACGCATTACGGACGGACACGAACCCGACACCGCGAAGGAGATGGTCGAGAATTGGATTGCGACTGTTAAGCAACTCCCCGCCCCGCACTTCCCGATGATGGACACCAAGGTCATGGTCGCGATGCGTATCCGCGAGGACGAAGAGGAGAACACCATCGAACTCGTCTTTGACGAGACGCTCTGCGGTAAGAACCTCCACCACCCCGATGACAAGGACGCACAGGAAGCCATGGCGAACGAGATGGCGAAGCAGGAGAAGCACATGGGCATCACCAACAAAGTGCCTCCCATCCTCTCGGACGATGAGAAGCCCCGCGATGGCGTGGACGAGGATGGAACGACCACCACTACCAAGGATGTCGGTGGCTTCATCGAAGTGCGGAAGACCAAAGACCGCACGCCCACGCCTCCGAAGAAACCCGCGAAGAACGACAAGAAGAGCCTCAACGATTTCCTCGATGAGATGCTCTCCAAGCAAGCGGAGGAATCGGACAAGCGAGCGAAGGACGCGAAGGACAAGCGAGACGCGGAGGATGACGAACCTCTCCCGCCCTCGCGGTTCAACTGACGCTCTCTCACTTGCGTCAATCACAAGCCCCCGACATCGGGGGTTTTTCTTTTGCGTTGTGTCCAGCGTGTCGCGGTGCGTAATGGGAGATGCACTACGCACACATACCATGAAACTAAATCACCCGCCTGTCATTCAATGGAATGACCCCACCGCAAGCATCAGCATGATTTCCCACTCGGGACACACGCTCGATAAAGCACCAGACGGAGCCTCGTTCACGCTCCGCTTTCGGCAACCCTCGAACGGCTACATCATGGTCGAGTGGGAGGTCGAGAGTGCTGACCACAGCATCTTTGAGGAAGGCTCCATCACCATCGCGTACAAGGATGACGGCATGATGGGCGAAGCCATCGACTATGACGGAGCGTTTGAACTTCCGCACCAACTCAATGACCGCCTCATGGCTCTCGGCTACTGCACGAAGGACATCACCGCCTAATAATCACTTGCATCAATCCCATGAGCGAAACCAATCCCCTCGGTCAGCCAGCACCCGACAGCGTATTCAAATGCGACTGCGGTAGCGGACTCCACACACAGAAGCAGTACGATGGACACGGCATCTATCTCTGTCGCACCTGTCGCACCTGCCACCAGAAGAAGATGAGTCGCTATCGTCGCGACATCCGCGAGCAGTACGAGTGTGACGAACCCATCTACGGAGAGGGCGATTACTAAACACTTGCGTCAACCTCGCACCTCGTACTAAAACAAATTCGCCATGCACTACCACACACGCAAACGGAAAGCCAAGAAGAACAACACCACCGCGAACAAGACTCTCGCCACCATCGCCTCCGCGGTGGTCTGGCAGGAGTTCGACACGCTCACCAACAACATCCTCCTCGCCTTCGAGGGAAGCGAACGCGTGGACGCGTTCCGCAAGTTGGCGAAACTCGCCAGCATCAAGGCTGACGAAATCGAGGATGACATCCGCAAGTTCCACGAAAAGCGAATGGGCGTTTCTCTCGCTCACCTTTCGCTCTCGAAGGGAATGTGGGTGCGGAGGGTTCACACGAAACTGTAAGCGGTCAACGCATACGGAAGCAACGCCCCCGACATCGGGGGCTTTTTGTTTTCACTTGCGTCAATCTCTGCTCTGACCTTCTCTGGTCGTGCATGAACTACCCATACCGCCCCCCACTGTCACAACGCATCCGCACCGCGAGCCTCTGGCTCTTGGTCGATATGCTCAACGCTCTCTCGCGTCTCGCGTTCCGCGTTGGTCGCGTCCTCTCGGACGCTTCCGATGCTGTCGCGGTGCATGAGTTCACCAACCGCGAGAAGACCATCCGATGACCAAGGCAACGCACAAGCAGGCTCGCCTGCTCATCGAAGAGCAAGCCACCTTCACCGCGTCCTCGGTGTTCGCGATTCAGTACCCGCGAGGATATGTCGTGTTTTCCTATGGTCATCACTTCCCGATGTTCGCTTGCGTCAATGACAGGGACGGCAGTCGCAAGTGGTTCGTGAATGTCCGCAAGTATTCGACCACGACCTCGAAGCACACGACCACGCTCCGTCCTCGCGGTGTGAGCCTCACGCCTTCCTCGCATGACACGATGCTGGGGCTTCATCGTGCTATCGCTCGCGGTGACGCTCACGACCTCGCTTGTTATATCGAGGGTGACCCGCATCACGCGAAAGGCTGAACGCCTCGCGAGCAAAACGAGAAGCCCGATGTGATGTCGGGCTTTTTTGTTTCCACTTGCGTCAATCGTGCATCGCAGATTTATCAAGCGTGTCGCAAGACACCAAACACCAAACCAAAACCAAACATGAGCAACATGAGTTACTGTCGGTTCAACAACACACGCATCGACCTCCAAGACTGCGTTGACGCGTGGCATGAGGGCGTGTCCTCCAAGGACGAAGCGAGAGCGAGGAAGGCTCTCATCGAGGTCGCGGAGGAAATCATCGAACTCGCGAAACAGGATTCCGAGATGGTCGCGAACCTCGAACTGAATGAGGAGGGCGATGACGATTCCGAGTAGTCGCTTTTCACTTACGAAAAAAAATCAGACCGCTTCGGCGGTTTTTTTTTGCACTTGCGTCAAGCGTGGGTCGGAGATTGTTTGGTCGTGCATGAAAACACATACGCATAACGAAATGACAAAACTGATTCTCACAAATCCCGATAAGGTTCGCGACCTTGTTCGGCTCACGCTGACTGTCTGCTGGCACGCGAAAGTGTGCGGTGCGGTGAACATTGAGTTCGAGGGTCAGCACTTCACGCTCGCTGTCTCAATCATCGGAGACGGCAAAGGCGGTGAGCGTACTTGGATTAATGACGCTTACATGATGCCAGAAGGAAATACTAATTGGCTTCTGCGGGATATGAAAATGAAGTTCGCTTGCGTCAAGGCTGACGCGAAAAAGGAAAAGAAAGAAAAGAAGAAAGCGAAGCGTGAGCATGAGTCGCTCACGGATGAAGAGTTGCAGGAGTATCACGCGAACGCTCTCGCGACTCGCAGAGGTGCTGGCGGTCACGGCAAGGCTCACTACAACGGACTCCGCGTCATCGCGTTCCTCGCGGAGATGGACGCTCGCGGTCAGAAGCCCGATGGTCGCGAGGGTTCGTTTAACGGCATCGGCAGTTACTGACCCGCGATTGACGCAAGTGAGCAAGGGAGCCAAGTGGCTCCCCCTCGCTCGCGTCATTCCTGGGGGTCGTGTGAGCGTCTCGCGGTTGACGCGTGGGCTGACTCGCGCACGATGTCGGGCATGGAGCAGAGAGAATCAAGGGCGGGAGGCGGTATCGCGATAAGGGCGGGAGCCGTCCGTATTGGCTCTCTGGGGCGTTTTGAGTCTGGGGTTGGGGTGGAGAGCCTCACGGAACAGCAGAGAGCCTTTGTGGAGGCGTTCTGCTCAAATGGCGGGGACGCGAAGCGAGCGAGCAAAGATGCGGGATACTTGTCCCCCCACGCTCCAACCCGCCTCATGGGATTGACGCAAGTGAGACACGCTGTCTCCCTCAACCTTGAACGGCAGGTCAAGGGGGAGGGAGCCTCCCTCGCGTGGGGTTGCGTCCTGCACATCCTCCGCGACCCTGCCACGCCCTCCGCTGTCCGCTTCCAAGCAGCGAAGTGGACGCTTGAAGCAAGTGGGCTTAACGCAAGCGTGAACCCGAAGCCCGACTCGATGCCTCTCGCCTCAATGTCGCTCGCTGACCTCGAAGGGCTGGTAGAGGCTACGCGTGCCTCCCTTGCGTCAGTCGTGGACATCGAATCGAGCGAAAGCGGGGGTTTTTCAGAGGATGCCACCCCTCCCGCCAAGGGCAACGCGGTGGTCGATTCCATTGACGCCCCGTAACATAAATTTTTGAAAAAACCTACCAACCTAGACATTTTGTACCATGAGCAATCAACCTCCCCCTTACAGTCGGCAATTTAACTTTGAAGATTACCAGACATTAAACCCAACCGCACCGCTCCCAGGGGAGAAGGTTGAGGCAGAGCTAAATGGAGCTCGATCTTCCATAAACCAAACAATATCAAGACTTAATGAAATCCAGAATGCTGATGGAAGCCTCAAAACCCCCGCTGCTCTTGCCGCGGAAACAACTGCCACTGCTACTGCTGTGGCTACTACTGTGGCTGAATCCGCCACACAGGCCTACCTGTCAGCAAACTACGACCCGACTATAGCCGCACAGGCAGCAGCCAGCGCAGATGGTGCCGAGGCTGACAGAATCATAACTGGTAGCTATCAGCAATCGGCCCAGGCCAATGCTTATGCCGCTGAGCAGCAAGCTCAGTTTGCACAGACACAGGCCTCACAGGCATCTACAGCCAGACAACAGGCTCAAGACCATGCCGCTGCAGCCAACACCTCAAAGCTAGAAACTGCGGCTTTGGCCGTAGCCGTTGAGGCAGACTTCAATGAGGTCGCTGCTGTTTATGCGGCAAGCTTGTCGCTCAAGAATTGGGTAGATTCAGAGTCATTCCAGTTCCTGCACAAGCGGGAAGACATGGCGGACGCTGGTGCCATAATGATGTTTAACGATGGTGAGGCCGATAATACCCTAATCGGTAAGGTTTTCCAGGGTGCATCTGTTAGTCTCGACTCTTCGGTTGTATACAGACCGCCTACATCTGGAACGTCTGTCGGCAACATGGACATATTCAGCGGTCCGTGGTGGGTCGAGGGTCACGATTCCCCAGAAGACCCGCACAAGATTGTCATGCGAGATATGATGTCTTGCCTAGTTGACACTTGGACGACTTTTGGACCAAGGGTTGGCTCTTGGTCTGGCGGGGTTGGAAATATAAAGCCAAGACAGAATGGCATTAACGGACAGCCTAATACGTCAGCGCACATAGGCCCAGAAAGAATTAAAGGCGTCAATTACTCAAAGGATAACTTTGGGATTGGCCTGTACCAAGGCTCATCGCCATTGACACCTAAGAGCTACGTTGACGATGCCGACTTGGCCCTTGGCGTCAGAATTGACGGCAAGGCCAACACAGTGCATACGCACATAATTGGGAATGTTACTGGACTGCAGACCGCGCTGGATGGAAAATCTGCTACTACGCATTCGCATATTATCTCTGATATAACTGGGCTTCAGACTACAATAGATGGAAAGCTTTCACTTTCTGGTGGAGCAATGAGCCATAATGCATTTATAACAATGACAGAATCAACAAATGATTCTGAGCTTGCTGGGTGGGGTCTTGGTGTTGAGCTTACGTCAGATACAACACAGGGTACTACAGTTGAATACAACGGATTGCATACCTATGGTAATGGAAGTTTTATTACTGTAAATCCTACTGGTATAACATTCCCAGACTCTACAGTCCAGACAACAGCATGGACTGGAACTGGAGGCTCATTCCTGCCGCTTGCTGGTGGCACAATGACGGGTAATATAACATTTGATGGTACATCTGGTCAGTACATAGGCAAGGGTTCGTTCGATACGTCTCGCGGTGGAAACTTTGGCATTAGCTTGATGTGTTCAATAGGTTATGAATTTAATTGGCAAGCTGGATGGCTTAAAACAACTGAGCAGGGAAGCTCGGCTGGGCGTTCGTTGTATCTAGACTGCGATGCTGGAACCACACTTAAAGCATGGAGCATTGCAAGTAACCATGGAGTTGAAATTCGCGCTGATGCTATTGTATTTCCAGACTCTACAGTTCAAACTACTGCATCAAATAGCGCATGGCAAGTTCAATCAGTAACAAATTCTCATTATATGAGTGGAGCTCCAGCTACATCTGGACCTTTTAATTTTACATATTTTGATAATTGGACTCAATCACAATCAACAGTTGAATTAAGAATAGAAGCACCAAGTGATGGATTTAACTATGATGGATATAATGTTAACTTTGATGATGCTGCTCCTTATGCATCTTTTAGCGTTAATCATCCTAGCAAAACAGTAATAATAGGACTTAATGGATACGCGACAATGCAAGAGGCTGTTTCTGCTCTCAACTATGGGATTGGAAGCGGTGGATGGATTCTTTATGGAAATGGAAGTCCGTATGCAAGTGCCAGTGTTTTAACTGGAGCCAGTAGAACTGTTTATGGAGTACAGGTAAATGCCAATGGTAAAAGCTTCGTAATTAGAGAAGGATTCATTGAAACGTTTAACGAGGTTATAAAAAATAACAATTACTTCGATAGGCTTATTGGAACAGATGCTGGTGGTAAAATGTATTTTTATGATAAGAGTCTTTACGCAGAATCTGCAGATGTTGCATATAAATCCGGGACTACATTCACTGGAAAAGTAAACCTTGCAGCGCCAACGGCTAACACGGCAAGCCTTAACCTTGGCGTGGGGACATCACCAACCACCTCTGTTGCTGGTGACATCTGGATTTCTACTAACATTAACTTTAAGGCAAACGATGGAGTGTTTAAACTCGTTGCTAACACAAACACAACGAACACATTTACACAGCCACAAATTATCAGCAGTACCACGACTTCGGCCGCCCTGCGAATCACTCAACTAGGGACTGGTGAGGCGTTTCGCGTTGAAGACTCTACCAGCCCAGATTCAACTTCATTTATAGTAAGTAATGATGGAAACGTTGGAATAGGATATTCCAGCTTAACGGAACCTACGACCGCAAATTTAGCAATAAAAGGAAGAACTGGCATTGCAAGATGTTTAAATATTGATGCTACTGTAAACGGATACGGAATAGGTTTGTTTGGAATGTCTGGAGTAATGGCAATGAATGTTCAAAATGGATATATAAATTGCGATGGTGGTGGTATTAAATTGGGCTATTATGGGTCTATTATTTCACAAGTAAAAGCACCAGTAGCTGGAACTGGAACATATGATAAGGAGATTGAAATATCCATAGGAGGTAATGCATATAGAATTCCTTGCCGACAAGTCTAATGTCCGAGGAAACAAAGAATAAGAAAGAGAACCTTGAGCGGCAGATAAAAGCCGCCAAGAGGCTCATTGCTATCAAAAAGGCCAAGAACAGCATTCTCGACTTCACGAAGTTGACCATGCCGAGCCCAGAAGACCCAGACAACACCGACTTGAGTAGGTATTCAGCAGCCAAGCATCACGAAGTCATCTGTGCCGCGCTCGAAGAGGTAGAAGCTGGACGCATTCAGCGGTTAATTATCACCATGCCGCCTCGTCACGGCAAGTCTGAGCTCGCTTCTAGGCGTTTTCCAGCCTGGTTTTTGGGCAAAGACCCGTATCGCCACATGATATTTGCCACATATAATGACGAATTTGCGTCAGACTTTGGCAGACATGTGCGCGATACCATGAAATCTGACGTTTTCAAGCAAGCTTTCCCGCTGTGTAAGCTAAAAGCTGGTTCTCAGGCGTCAGACAGAATCTCAACAGAAGAGGGCGGCATAGCTGTTTTCGTTGGAAGAGGCGGTTCTCTTACTGGCCGCGGTGCCGACTTGCTGGTTATCGATGACCCTATTAAGGACAGAGAAGAAGCTGACTCAAAAACGCTCCGCGACAAGCTTTGGGGATGGTTTACGGACGTTGCCATGACCCGACTAATGACCGCAGGGGCGCGAGTCGTCATTATTATGACCAGATGGCACGAAGACGACCTGGTTGGGCGGCTAATTGACCCAAAGAATTCATATTATGTGCCAGAAGAAGCGGCAAATTGGAAGGTATTGTCACTTCCTGCAATAGCCGTCAACGATGACCCTATGGGAAGAAAGTTTGGCGAGCCTTTGTGGCCAGAAAGATTCGATCTAGACTTCTTAAACCAGGCAAAAAGACTTAATCCTAAGGGATTTTCTGCTCTTTACCAGGGTTCTCCGTCCCCAGACGATGGTGACTACTTTAAGCGTGAATGGCTCAAGTTTTACACCCCTAGCGAGCTGCCGCGAAACCTACGATTCTACGTTGCGAGCGACCACGCTGTTTCTACCGACCAGGAAAGAGACGCAACATGTCTGCTTCCCGTAGGCGTTGACGATGAGGACAACATATGGGTGCTGCCAGACGTCTGGTGGAGGCGTGCCGACACCGAGACTGTAGTTGAGGGCATGATAGACCTAATGCGAAGGCGTACGCCACTGATGTGGTGGGCTGAAAGCGGTCATATTACTAAGTCAATAGGTCCGTTTTTGCGCAAGAGAATGGCAGAAAGACAAATTTACTGTGCCATAGATGAGGTTGTACCTACAAAAGACAAGCAAACCAGAGCACAGTCAATAAGAGCAAGAATGAGCATGGGAAAGGTCTTTTTCCCCAGGTTTGCCACTTGGTGGGGAGATGCCCAGGACGAAATACTTAAGTTCCCGTCATCCTCACACGATGACTTTATTGACGCACTCGCGCACATTGGGATGGGCCTCGACAAACAGGTCAGAGCTGGCGGAGCCATTGTTAAGGTTGACAATATGCCCAAAAGCGGAACACTTGCATGGGTCAAGTGGGCAGACAAATTTAGAAAGAGGAACGAAGGGTTCCTCCGAATGGGCGGTTTCTAACAAACAAACAAACAAACAAAATGGAAAACTACGAACAACAGATGCCTATGGGTCAACCCCAGATGGCTCCTCAAATACCAACCGATGCTGATGGAAAAATCATATCCAGAAACATCGACATGCCAGACGAGTCAAGGGCAAACCTTGTGTCCGACTGGCTTAGCAAGATTGAAGAGGCTAAGGCCTTCTGGCATCCCCAGTTCACGCGAATGCGCGAGGACATGGACTTTGTTGCTGGCAAGCAGTGGGAAAATTCTCACGCAAGCGACACAAGATACGTTGCCAATGTCGTACAAAGACACATACAGCAGCGTGTTGCTTCGCTTTATGCAAAGAATCCGACTGTTACTGCTAGACGCAGAAAGACTTTAGACTTTGCCATCTGGGATGGCGGCATGGGCATGCTACAGGCCGCACAGGCAGAAGCCGAAATGGCTTTGGCCGCTGGCCTTCCTCCTTCTCCCCAGACGCTAGAGTTTCTAGCTGACTTCCAGGCTGGCGTCCAAAGACGTCAGTTCATGGACAAGCTGGCAAAGACAATGGAAATTGTATTTAAGTATTCACTGGAGCAGCAGGTTCCAGACTTCAAGCTGCAGATGAAGCAGTTGGTACGCAGAGCGTGCATATGTGGCGTTGGCTATGTAAAGATAGGCTTTGAACGTATCATGGAACGCAGACCAGAAGACTCTGATAAGATAAGAGATATTACCGAAAAGCTCGCCACGCTGAAGCGAATAGCTTCGGACATACACGACAGAGAGCTGACCGAAAGCTCTAAGGAGATGGAACAGCTTAGACTAATGATGGTTGACCTGCAAAACCAGGAACTTAAAATAGTAAGAGAAGGCATGGTCTTTGACTTCCCGTCTTCTACATCAATAATCCCAGACCCAAGATGCAAGCAGCTTAAGGACTTTGTCGGTGCTAACTGGGTTGCCCAGGAGTTTATTCTCAGCAATGACGAGGTTAAGGAAATATACGGCAAGGATGTTTCAGTTGGCAGAAGAATGATACGTAAAGCACTTGGCATGACAATGCCGTCCTATTCAAAGAATGAAGACATTGCTGTTTACGAAATCTATTCAAAGAAAGACAACCTTAAGTATATAGTCGCAGATGGTTACCCAGACTTCCTGCAGGAACCATCGGCTCCATATCCGTGTATTGAGAGATTCTGGCCGTTCTTCACACTAAGCTTTAATGACATTGAGTCAGATAAAGACATCTATCCTTGCTCAGATTCGAGACTCCTGCAGCCGATGCAGAAGGAATACAACAGAGCAAGACAGGGCTTGCGCGAACAACGTCACGCCAATAGACCCAAGTACATCGTCCCCAAGGGCATGCTTGATGACGAAGACAGAGCTAAGCTCCAGTCTCACCCAGCCAATGCCGTCCTGGAGCTCAACGCGGTCACGCCAGGCACCAATGTAGGCCAACTAATACAGCCTATGCCGCTGGCTGGTTTTGACCCGATGATGTACGATACGAGCATGATATTTGACGACATCCTTAAGGTTGTCGGCTCACAGGAGGCCAACATGGGCGGTACGTCAAACGGAACTACGGCTACAGAGGTTTCTGTTGCAGAGGGCTCAAGAATGTCAGCAATACAATCTAACATAGACGATCTTGATGATATGCTTGCTTCCATGTCAAACTCAGCTGGACAGGTGATGCTTAAGTACTACAACGAAGAAACTGTTAAGAAAATAGCTGGACCTGGTGCCGTTTGGCCATTGTTTGACATGCAGACCATATCGGAAGAGATATTCTTGGAGATAGAGGCTGGCTCGTCTGGCCGACCCAACAAGGCACAGGAAATATCTAACTTTGAGCGAATTGCTCCTCTGTTGATGCAAATTCCGGGAATATCCCCAGAATGGCTGGCCAAACAGGCCGTGACCAGGCTTGATGACAGAATGGACATCTCAGACGCGGTGATAGCTGGGATACCCTCCGTTGTAGCAATGAACGCTCAGCAGCCGCAAAACGCTACTGGGGACTCAGATAGTAACCCAAATGAGCAAGGCAGCGAAGGCGGAAACAAGACGGAACGCCCACAAGAACAGTCCCCTTCGGCTCCAGACGCAAAGCGTCCAGAGACTACGTCAACATAATATTTGACAAACAATAAATTCTGGTAACAATATAAACCGATGGATAATTCAAATGACGCTAATACAGCTACGGATTCGTCAACCGAGGCAGACATCACTGGCTTGACCGCTACTGATGTTGGGACACAAAATGGAGACAGTCCCTCTCCGCAAGACGAAAATAAGAGGCGTTCTCTTCTTGATGTTGTCAGAAATGCAGCAATCAAAAGAACAATGGCCGATGAGGACTCGTCATCTTCAGCAAGATATAATGAATCGGTGGGTTCGACAGGCGAGCGAGTGGACAACTCCTCTAATGTCGGTGGCTCAAACGAGGAAAATATTCCGTTCCACAACCATCCAAGATGGAAAGAAGTGATGCGCGAAAAGGCACAACTTGCCGAAAAAGCGAAGCACTACGAAGAAATCTCGGATTACATGAGAGCCAATGGGCTGACTAATGTTGAGCTGGCGCAAGGATTCGAGGTTATGGCCTTGATGAAAAACGACCCGTTCAAAGCTAAGGAAGTTCTCAATTCGCACATGTCTAAATTAGCTGAATACACTGGTGATATACTTCCAGTTGACATACAGGAAAAACTAGATAATGGGTTTATTGACTCGGACGCAGCAAAGGAACTTGCGTCCTATAGAGCCAGAGGCCAACTGTCAGCTAAGGCTGCAGAAGAATATAACGCTAAGGCTGCAGCAGAGGCCGAGAGTCTATCTCGGCAGCATATGTACCAGGCGGTGGTTGATTGGGAGTCCCGCGTAACACTAAAGGATTCTGAGTATCGAAATAAGCAAGCGTTGGTCACGGATAGAGTTAAAGCAATCATGCAAACAGCTGGCAATCCCAAGTCTCCAGAAGAGGCCGTAAAGTATGTCGAGCAAGCGTATGGTGAAATCAATCAGAGATTAGGTTCTCTGGCTGGCCGAAACACTCCTTCTAGAATGCCAACATCTTATAACAGTTCGTCCAGCGGAAATAGTGCTCCGCAACCCAGAACGCTCAAAGAAGCGGTTTCCTGGGCAGCACTTCGAGGTGGCTCAGCTCGTTAAATTTAGGCCAAAAACCAAAAAACATATAAAAATATGGCATACGACGGCAATCCGATTTCAGCCTTTACAACTGGCGAAATCGCTTCAATAACAAACGCTGCTCTTGATTTCTACATCAAGGGCGAAAGCTTCGCTCAAACCATCCAGGAAAAGCCTCTGCTCGGCAAAATGATGTCCAAGCAGAAGACCTTCCCTGGCGGCAAGGGTCTCATCAGCATACCTATCGTCTCGGAATACACCACAGGCATCGAAGGCTTCGTGGGTGACGAACAGGTCTCATACGACAACCCGAACAACATGAAGCGTGTCACCTTCCCCTGGAAGGAAATTCACGCGGGTATCTCGCTTACGCTCACCGAGCTCAAGATTGACGGCATTTCTGTCGTTGACACCCTTGACGGCTCGAACGTCAGCAGACACTCTGAACGTGATGTCACTGTCCTCACCAACATCCTTGAGCATAAGCTCGCTGATATGGCTGAAGGCTGGTCTCGCTCGTTCAACGAAATGCTTTGGAATGACGGCACACAGGACAACAAGCTTGTCCCTGGTCTGTCGTTCTTCATCGCTGACGACCCCACCACGGGTGTTGTCGGTGGCGTCAATCGCGCTACCGCTGGTAACGAGTTCTGGAGAAATCGCTCTCTTGTTGGTGCCAACAAGATTGTGCCCTCCGCCTCTGCCCAGACGCTCACAAAGACACTTCGCCAGGAAGTTAGACAGCTCAAGCGTTATGGCGGCAAGCCCGACATCCTGCTCTGTGGTTCTAAGTTCATCGAAGCCCTTGAAGCCGAAATCCATGAAAAGGGTATCTATACCCAGGCTGGATTCGTCAACAGCGGTAAGACCGACATCGGCATGGGTGATATCTCCATGCGTGGCGTTGGTACCTTCGTGTACGACCCGACCTTGGATGACCTTAATAAGTCAGACTACGCTTACTTCATCGACTCCAATAACATTAATCTGTATGTTATGGAAGGCGAAGACCGCAAGACGCATAACCCTGCTCGTCCTCACGACAAGTATGTTCTGTATCGTGCGATGACCTGGACTGGTGCCACTGCGGCCAGACAGCTCAACGGCTGCGGTGTCTACCAGGTTGCCTAAAAAGCAGCTCAGTAGAGCAAAATGAAATAGTGGGCTCAGACTTGACAGTCTGGGCCCTTTTTGTATATTAATGGCTCTATGGAACTAGCAAGAATATCTATCACGCTGTCTGGTGACCTCGGTAACGTTGTCTACAAGAACGGCATCACAGTGCCCGAAGCGTCAGTCCTTCGCGCGATGCACGGCAAGGGCTCAGTGTCCGTTGTCTACATCGAAAGCATGGACAAGCGAAATCATGGCATCGAGCTTTCTAGGCTTATAACGAAGTATCCCAAGGATGTCGTTACAAAGCTGTGGCCTGGTGAAAACCCGCGTCTACCTGTTCGTTTTTCTGACATCGGTCTTTCCGAGCCAGAACTTACAGTGCGTCCACTTGCGTCAACTGAGAAGACTGAGGACTCTGAATAATGGCTAGGAACACAACTCTCTCTCAGTTGAGAGACCAGTTGCGGTCTGAGATTGGTGCCTCGCCCAGCGTGGCCATGGGCGTCAATGCCGTACCTCAGATGAACCACATCCTCAACAGGGTGCAGGAGCGGCTGTGGCTTGAATATGACTGGCCTTTTCTGTGGACAGAGACCGACATACAGTCGGTTGATGGAGTTAGGTATTACAACATACCAAGCACTGTAAGTCCAGATCGAATAAGAAAGCTTATGGTCAACTGGAATGACTACTGGTA